GAGGGAGATGAGCCACTACAGTTAGAATTAAACGTATTGGCAATGCGTAGTAGAATCAATCGTCTAGAGTGCCTACAAGCAGAGATAATTGCAAATGCTACTATATTGGCACAAGAACAAGAAAAAACAGCAACAAAGCATTTAATGAATGCTTTTGAAAACAGCTATTATCACACTATGTATGACTTTTACAAAGACAAGAACTTAAAAGCTTTGGAGCTTATGCAAAAACACGATGTAGCTATATCGAAAGAGGCTATAAAAAAGATATTGGAGATTCCTTGGTCTGGATCAAATTACTCAAAAAGAATCTGGAAAAGACAATTCAACATAGCTAATAAAGTCAAAGAGTTAGTTGCGAGAAACATCATTGAAGGTAAAAGCGTTGAGTCTTTAACCAGAGAAGTAACTAAAGAGTTTGGTCAAGATTATAGAAACGCGCTGAAAACTCTTATTCACACCGAAACTGCATTTGTTAAAAGCCAAGCAGATAAGGAAGTATACACAAAACTAAATATAAAAGAGTACGAGTTTGTAGCAACACTGGATACTAAGACATCAGAGGTGTGTAGGAAACTTGATGGTAAACATTTCAAGGTTGATGAAGCAACACCAGGGAAAAATTATCCACCGATGCATCCGAGATGTAGAAGCTTGACAATTAGGTATAAGCCAGAAAACTACGAAAAGAACACTAGAACAGCAAGGGATAAGGACGGAAACAACATAGAAGTACCACTTGGAATGAAGTATGATGAATGGCACGAAAAGTATATTAAAAACAGTGAAAAAGGGTATAATAAAGATAAGGGAAAAGATGATAATTTACTAAAGAAACCTAAAAAAACCGATGATGAGAAATTCAATTGGCTGCTAGATGAAATATTAGATAAAAATATAGAATATTTACCTGTAAAAGAATTGGATAAAAAGAAAAGCAAGGCTGATATAATAAAACACATATCAGGTGGAGATAGGACTTCTGGTTCCTGTGCGTCACTTGGATTTGCATATATAGGTCAAAGAAATGGATATGATGTATTAGATTTTAGAGGCGGAGAAAGCTTAGATTTCTTTAGTCTACTTTCGAATTTAAGTAGAATTAAAGAAATAAAAGGAATCAAGTCTCAACAAGGTAAATACAGAGGAACAACGGCAGCAGCTAATAATCTTTTGAAATCTACAGAAGTGGGTAAAGAGTATTATTTGGTAGCAGGAAGACACGCTGCGATAGTTAGAAAGCTCGAAGAAGGAAGATATCAATATCTAGAACTACAATCTGCTAACAATAGTGGATGGACAGATTTTGATGGCAATCCAAGATATACACTAAGTCAAAGATTCGGATGCTCTGGAAATGACGGAAAATTTACATTTATGATAGAAATAGATGAAAGTGATTTCAAAACTGAGGAGTTTAGGAGCTTACTTGGTTTTATAAATACTAAGGCTGAAAATCAAGTTAAAGGAAGTGAAGGATATGCAAAATAAATGGTATAAAAATAAAGAAACTGATTTGATTTGGTGGAAAGAATCTGACAAAATTGGAGTTTGGGAGTTTTCTTTTGATAAAATCAAGATTTTCAATATGTTTAGAGATTATCCTCACGAATTAAGCGATGAAGAAAAAGATATATTTGATAGGGAAAATCCCTATTGGAAGGATTTTTTCAAAGAAAGAGAAATGGGACTTTGAGATTGCGTAATTAATAGATTAATCGTGAATTAATCGTGTGAAAATCCACACAAAACAACTAAATATCAACAATTAATCGTGCGTTAATCGTGCGATTTTTTATTTGGAGTATTACTCAAGAGGTTAAGAGGGTTGTTTGCTAAACAACTAGGGCATTACTGCTGCGTAGGTTCGATTCCTACATGCTCCGCCACAGTCATGGACACGACTTTAAAAGGTCTTATTTTATTGCTCAGAAAAGAGCGGAAAGGATGATAAAAGATGAAAGAAACTTCAAGGGAAGAATTTAACTTAAAGGGTCTAATTCCGATGAATCTACAGTTGTTTGCGGATGAAGAAAACATAGAAGAACAAGAAACACAAGAAAGCGAACAACAAGAGGAAAAAGTAACATACACGCAAGAAGAATTTGATAAACAACTTCAATCAGAAGCAGACAAGAGGGTTACGGAAGCACTTAAGACGGCTAAGGCAAAATGGGAATCCGACTATAAGGATAAGTTAAAAAAAGAAAAAGATGAAGCTGCTAGACTGGCGAAGATGAGTGCAGAAGACAGAGCGAAAGAGGAATTCGAAAAGCAAAAACAAGATTTTGAAACAGAAAGAAAGCAATTCGAACGCGATAGATTGGAGTTACAAGTTAAGAAAAATTTGAATGAACAAGGATTGAATGAGAGTTTTTCAAGCTTTTTAATCGGCGAAGACGCTGATAGCTCACTTGCAAATATCAAGTCTTTTAAAGGTGCATGGGACAAGGCTTTATCTGAAGCAGTAAAGGAAAAACTAAAGGGAGAGCCACCAAAGGCAAGTCCTGGACAATCAGAAACACAAGATGTGTTCGAAAAATTAAAAGAAAAGTACAAATAAAAGGAGAAAAAACTAATGGCTATTAAGATTTATACAAGTCAATACGCAGGTTTATTTCAAAAAGTATTCAAGAAAAAACAACATTTCTTAAGAACATTTGGCGGAAATGTACAAGCGAAAGACGGAATCACTGAAAATGAAACATTTTTAAAATTAAAAGTATCGGATACAGACGTAACAATCCAACAATACAACACTGGAGCAAATGTCGCATTTGGTACTGGTACATCAAATTCAAACAGATTCGGTGAAAGAAAAGAAATCAAATCTATTGATAAAACTGTACCTTACGAAGCTCCACTTGCAATTCACGAAGGAATTGACAGGTTTACTGTAAACGACAACGCTGAACAAGTTGTATCAGAAAGAAGTGCGCTACATGCTGAGGCTTGGACAGAAGAATTAAATAAGTTGATGAGTAAAGCATTGTCAGACAATGCATCAAAAACACTTACTGGAGATTTAACAGAAGATGGTATTTCTAAGTTGTTTGCGGATGCACACAAAGAATTTATCAACAATCACGTATCAAGGGATATTCAATGGGTAGCTTACGTAAATTCAGACGTTTACAACTTACTTGTTGAACACAAATTGATGACTACTGCTAAACATTCAGAAACTAACATCGATAACGGCACTGTAAACAAATTCAAAGGTTTTGTAATCGAAGAATTAGCAGATAGTTACTTCCAAAAAGGCGAACAAGTAGTATTTGCAGCTGATAATGTTGGCGTTGTTGGTGTTGGTATCGAAGTTTATAGAGTTGTGGATAGCTTAGACTTTGCAGGTGTTGCAATTCAAGCTGCTGCTAAATACGGAAAATACATCCCTGAAAAGAACCAAAAGGCGATTTTAAAAGCAAAATTAAAAGCATCTACAGCTACCGCTTAGTAGGCGATGACTATGGATAAGAAAGAAAAGCCTTTGGGCAAGAAAACAATGGCAAGATTTCTTATGCGAGATGAGGTCAATGAGGCTATTAGCGATGAATTACTTGACTTCAATTTTGACCTTATCGAAGCTGAGGTGCTTAGCTACTGTAACAGGATAGATTTCCCAACTGGTCTTATGCTCATAGTAATCAAGATGGTTGCAGAATACACTCAAGCTAATTACTACAAAGAAAAACTTGCAAAAGATGAAGCAGAGGGGAAAGCAGGTAAGGTTTCAAGCATTCAAAGAGGGGATACAACTATATCCTACGGAGATAATGCTAAAGTAACTGAACTTGGATCACCTTCTGCATTGCCTGTAGATGAGTTTTTAAGTAACTACACTAACCGAATCATTAAATATAGGAAGATTAAGGCTCTATGAGTGATTATATTTTTGAGAATGAAGCGAACATATTGGCGCAGACATATTACCACACAGCAACGATTTATAGGAATGTTCCGACAATGGTACACGGATTTGATGACTACGAATTGCAAGCAGTGTATAAAGACATAAAGTGTGCCATAAGCTTCACACAAGGATCTACTCAAGGCTTAACCGATACGACACAGCCTGTCGAGTACTTGGCAAGACTATTCACTTATCCTGATGTTGTAACAAAGACTGGAGATATCGTGAAAGCGGATGTGCTTGGCAGAAAAAATGAGTTTTTGTGTGGTAAAGCTATCGTGTATCAATCACACGCTGAAGTTCCTTTGATTGTAAAGGAAGATGCTTAATGGAGTTTAAGATTGATGGACTTGATGAGGAACTTTTAAAAATCAAGGGATTTAGAAAAGCGCTGGATAAGGAGATAGTTGAAGAACTTAACGATGCAGGAATAGATTGGTGGGACGATTTAAAGGTCAATATTCATAAAGTAAGTGGAGAATTAGCAAGAACAACTACTTTTGATGATGCAAAGAAGAAAGGCAACACATTCACTGTCGGAGTATCTAATAATTTGGAATATGCCGAACATTATGAATATGGACATAGGCAAGAGCCGGGACGCTTTGTTCCAGGACTTGGCAAAAGGCTCAAAAAATCATTCGTTAAAGGTCAATGCACTTTTAGAAAAGCAAAGATAAAGCATAAGAAAATTATCTTAGAAAGAGTTAAAGCAAGAGTTAAAAAAGTTGA